CAAGGCGGCGGCAGAGCGTGAAGCCCGCTCGCTCGAAAAGCGCCTGCGCGCCAAAACGAAACCCAACTAGAGGCGAGCCTCCATTGAGCGACGAACAGACTGTGGAAATTCCGGAGTGGTTCCGAAACAGTTTGGAGGAAGCCCGTGCTGTTATCGGACGAAGGTGGCAAAGCCGCCGCCCTCACCGACTACCACGCCTTCAAGGCGCAGAGCGAAGGAGAGAAGAAGTGAACAGAGTGTTGTCGGTTTTGAGCATGGTATGCTCGCTTGCTGTTATCGGCGTGCTGATATGGTCGGCGTGGCCGATTATATCTCATCTTCGTATCGTTGTGTCACCATGACCCAATCGCAAGCAGACATAGCGGCGCTGGTGGTGGCAACGGACAGCATGAAGATGGACCAAGTTTGTCCGCACTGCGGCCTGACACCGGAGCAAGGCCCTGCCGCCGCCCTCGAAGCCAAGGCCGCGCCAGAGGGTGCCCCGTTCTATGTCGAGCGGCCTGATGGGACATTGTCTTTGACGGACGCTGGTATTGCCGCAATGGACCGTGCATTGATTGCCAGCTCAAAGCCGGTCAGCACCACCGCGCCAGAGGTGACGGAGGAGATGGTGGAGCGCGGGGCACAAGCGCTTTCTAACCATCTCAACCGCTCAACGATGACCATGAGCGGACCGGCTAAGGCGCTAAAGCATCATAAAGATTATGCGCGCGTGGTTATCACCGCCGCCCTCCAACCCGAAGGAAAGGGGAGATAGATGGGCTCGCCGATTGATGAGGCTTTGAAAGAAAAATGATTATTCTAGGCATAGACCCAGGCTTATCCGGGGCAATGGTGTTTTTGAATACGGCAGATAATACCATTGCCGTAGAGGACATGCCGACAGTCGAGGTCAAACGCAACAACAAGCTAAAACGCGAAGTCAGCCCTCAGCTGGTCGCGGCCATGATTATCAAACGCCATGTGGACGCCGCCTTTCTGGAAAAGGTCAATGCCATGGCGGGGCAAGGCGTGAGCAGCGTGTTCAGCTTTGGCCGGTCTGCTGGAATCATGGAAGGCGTTCTGGCCGCGTTCGATATTCCGACCACGCTCGTCACGCCCCAAGCTTGGCAGAAAGCCATGAATGTCAGGGATGGCAAGGATGGCAGCCGAGAGCGGGCTATGCAGCTATTCCCGGCCAGCGCCGAGCTATTCCAACGCAAGAAAGACGATGGGCGGTCTGACGCAGCCCTTATAGCCAAATATGGGGCTCAAACGACATGAAATCCATCCGGGTGACAATAGATTTTGACGTTGAATACGATGACACTCAGCAAGGCGCGTTTGAGCAGGCTATGAGCATCGTCGATGAATTGCTCAATATTGAAATTGATCTAGACACAGTAAAGGTTGTCCAAAGCAGGAGCTATTCCTAATGTGGACAAAAGAGATTATTGCCAAGCTAGTAAAGCTGGCCGCGCAGGGGCTTAGTTATACCGAAATCGGCAAGGCCCTGGGTATCACCAAGAACGCGGCCATTGGCAAAGCCCGGCGTCTGCGCATTTCCAAGCCTCCAGCAGAGGCCGTCATTAAGCAGCGCAAGCCCACACCTAAGCCCAAGCAAAAGCCCGCCCCCAAGCCGCCTACGCCGCTAGAAAAGGAAACCATGCTGACGGGCATGAAATTCGTCAGCATGATGGACCTGAAAGACGACCATTGCCGTTATCCCATTGACAAGGATGGCGAAACGGTTTTCTGTGGTTTGCCCAAATTTAAGAAATCATTCTGCCAAGAGCATGGCGCTAAGTGCTATATGCCACCTAGGCCATTGCCTCACCGTTCCGGGCGAAGGACTTAGCCTCCATCTCGACTTCAGCCACACGCTTACCCCAGCCTTTGCCAAAGGTTTCCCATGTTGGCAAAGATTGGAGGAATTCTAATCTACGTTGACTGTAATCTTCAATGAATTCCACAGGGTCTGCTGCGTGAATTGCCCCTATGGTCTTAGGACCAAGGATGCCATCGACCTTTTGGTGCAGGATATACTGGGCGATCTTGACCGCCCGGCCAGGGCCGGAATTGACCGCGCAATCAAACAAGCAATAGTCAATGCCGTGGGGCATGTCATCGCCCTTTATGGCGTCCCAATAGCGGGCTTTATAGACCGGCTGGACGGCCTCTGGCGTCAGGGCGCGCATATCCGCCTCCGTCGCTTCTTTGCCCGTGTGGGCGTCCCAGACGGCCTTGGTGACGCCCAAATTGGTCATGCCGCCGGGGTCTTTGGGATGATTGACAAAACCGCCCTCATGCCGAAGCAAGAGCCTCATGGCGTAATCAAATGTAGATTTCATTTCTTTCCCAAAGCGTCAGCTATGTTTGGCACAATCTTCTCGACTGAGCGCCCAATCACATATCCGCCAAGACCAAGCTGCACGATGTCCCATAACTTGAGATATTCGGCTTCTTGGAGGTTTGGCGCGGCTAGGCCAAACCATCGGGCCGTAATTAACGTCACAAAAACCAGCATCGTAATCGGACGCCAGCTAGAGGCCAGAAATGACCCGCTGGCCGCTTCCGCCTTGACGATCTCAGCCGCGCCCTTCTGAAGTTCAGTTTCCGCCGCAAGCTGAGCCAAAGCCCCGCTCTGCTGCAATTCCATTAGTTTCAATTTGGCAGCATCTCTTTGAGCCGGATCGGGCCAAAGCCTGTCAATTAGCTTGCCGCCAACGTCAAATACAGCACTTACGGGGTCGAAGGCCATGAAGCACCTATTTCAGGTTAACCAGCTTGTAGTGCGTGGACGAATATGTCTGCATCAGATCGTCCAGCAGGTTTTCTATCATACTATTCTTCTTGGCAATCTTATCGCGGTTCTGAACAAGCCATGACAACTCATTCCTGACCGTATCAGCCATATTGCCCTTCGGAATCATGGTAATGCGGACTTCGCCAATCAGGCCGTAATAGCCCTGATATGCTTCAACAATGGCGTCAATCTTGTCGATCAGGTCATCATACAGCTTGCCAAGCGCCTTATGCTCGCTGAATGACTTGGTTGACCAATGGGCCAGATGGGCCGCGTTGCGAAGCGCGAAAACGTGGCTAACAAGGTCTTCAATCATGATTTTGTCACTCCATGCCCGGCGAGCAGCATCATCATGCCGAGAGCCGCTACGCCAACAAACCAATAAATCTTCTGAGCGACAGACTTGCCGATCTGCTCATAGACTTTCTCAATAGCCCGATCTGCCGCGCGCTCGGCAATAGCGTTCATTTCCGCGTCGCTCAAAGGTTCGCTCATTCGGATGGGGCTTCCTTGGGAGCAAGCTGAGGCTGAACTTGGCGGCGGATTTCATTGACCACGCCTTCCACCTGGACAAAAGGCATATTGCCCAGCGCGGACATGATTACGTTAATCTGCTCAAGGTTAAGATCGAGAGTCATTATGAGCTCCAAGGAAGGGGAAGGGTAACGGCGTTGATCTGGCTGTCCAAATAAGCCTCAACGCCTTTCTGCGGCGTCACGGCCCAGACCCAGCCCAATACCTGATCCTGCGTCAAGTCGGCGTATGGCGTGTACGGATTGCCCGCAGTGTAAGCCACAGACATAGTGCCCGGCAGGCAGGCCGTGTTGCCCTGATCGTCAGTGGCCGTGCAGAGCCAGTTGACTTCAAATACAACGTCCGTCTGGCCTTCTGCCTGCGGGTAGGCGGGCATACTGGCGATAGTCCATGTGTAAGTGTTTGTCATTTAAGCCTCCAAAGCTGCCACGCGGGCGCGCAGCGACTGAATTTCCTTCACCAGCAGCGGGACCAGCTTGCTATCGTCGCGGGACCACTGGCGCTCGATTTCGTCACCGTCGTCGCCAGCAACAACAGCCGGGGCATAAATCTGGTATTCTTCTTGTGCAATAAACCCAAAAGCTTCGTGCGATCCGTTAGATTTCCAGTCCCAAGACCTGACCTTTAGCGCATCAATGATTGCACCGGCTTCCGGGGCGTCTATGATGTTGTCCTTGAGACGAGCATCAGACGAGGTTCCGTATGTAACGCCCGTTCCATTGGTAGTAATAGTCCCCACCACTCCGCTGCTGTAGAACATACCGAGCAACGCAACGCCAGTATTGTCCACACGAGAAGCAACGGCAGAACCCGATGTGCCAGACCCATAACCGCTAAGAGCAAATCCGTCAGAGCGCACCGATTCTGTTTTTGCGTCCCCGTGCCAACCGCCGTTCGTCGTGGTGCCGACAAGGAAGCTGCCGTCGGAGCCAAAGCGGCCACGCTCGGTGTTGTTTGTGCCGAAAATAAGCGGAGTTGCCGTTGTAGTTCCGACGCCTAAAGCAACAGTGGAATTAGTAGACAATTCACCCGCGCCTGCGCTCATACCAAAATTACCGGCGTTCGCAGAACCGCGCATAATCATGCGGGTGGCTTGATTACTATCGTTTTTTGCGCTCCATTGCGCGTTGGCGGACGCTCCATTGCTCGCGTTGTAAATAGAACCCAATGACGCTGCGTTCTGCGTTTGCGTAATGTCCAGAATGTTGGTCGGCGTCATGCCGATGCCGAGCGAAGACAAATTAGGCGCACTACTAAGCACCATGCTGCCGGTGCCGGTGACGGAGTTGGAAAGGGTGACGCCGCCGTAGTTGATCCCGTTAGGGAAAGTCATGACACCAGTAGTAGCCGCCGACCATGCGATAGTGCCGCTGTTGTTAACGTAGAAATTTGCGTTAGCCACTACGCCGATAGCGGCATCAGTGTAATTAGTGCCGCTACCAAGCCAGGCGGCAACGCTACCGAGAACCAATATATTTGCAGAGCCAGAGGTACGCCGAACACGAAGCTGAGATGTATCACCGTCAAATGAATTTGTCGATCCATTGTAAGTGGTATTACCGCTAAATGTTGCAGCAGCAGCCGTCAGCGTGCCCGTCAGCGTCGGGCTGGCAGACAGGACCATATTGCCCGTGCCCGTCACAGCGTTGCTCAACGTCACGCCGCCATACGTCAGGGCACCGCCCAGCGTGGTCGTCGTGCCCACATTGAGCGCCTTCTGGCAGCTAATACCGCCCGCCGTGATGATCGAGCCAGTCGTGCTGCTCGTCGCGTCCGTGGTCAGCGTAGAGCTAATGCCCTGGGCGAACACAATTCGGGCCGTGGTCGTGGTCTGCCCGTCTTTCGTGATTGCCGTGCTAAGGCCCGTAGCCAGGTCCGCCGTCAGGGCATTAAATGCCGTGGACGAAATGACCGTGCCAGTGACGACTGGTTGCCCAGCCGTGTTGATATTAAAGGTGCCGCTTCCGTTGTAACTCACTTGACTTTCCTTTTCCGTTGTAGTACAGGTACCGTTTCAAGCACGGAGCGCCTGACATGTGGACTAAACATGGTAAATCTCGGTCCCCCATTTATCGCGTATGGCTGCAAATGCGCGCCAGATGCAATAACCCCAATGCCACGCATTATAACCGATACGGGGGCCGTGGCATTAAGGTTTGTACGCGGTGGGATGATTTTTTGGCTTTTCAAGAAGATATGGGACCACGGCCCAAAGGCTTTACCCTGGAACGCATTGATAATTCCAAAGGCTATGGCCCTGATAATTGCCGCTGGGCTTCTCGAAAGGAACAATCCAATAACAGAGAATGTAATGTTCGCATAACGTACAAGGGAATGACCAAAACCGTTATGCAATGGGCGGAAGACACCGGACTTCATTACAATACTATTAGCGGACGCCTTGCGCTTGGATGGAAACCAAGAAAAATTTTCTCTGAATACAAACAAATCAATTTTACCGGCTTGGCTGCTGGCGGACTTGCAAATGGGAAAAGGCTGCAATCTATGACGCATTGCAAGCGCGGCCATGAGTTCACGCCAGAAAATACGGGTAGCCAAATTTCGGCCAAGGGAACGCCTTCCCGCTACTGCAAGGCTTGCAGGCTCAAAAGGTGATCCATTGTACGACAAGTTGCCTACTCCATCGTTAAGGCATTAAAATGCCAAATTGAAAAATTATTCTTCATTTGCCAAAGCGGGTGTTGAAGCATAGCCAATCGCCCCGCCTAGTGCCGGTCCATATGATTTTAATGCTTGCAGCATTTTTGCCGTTCTAGCAGCCTGCAATTTTTGCGCGGCGCTGGGGCCACCACGAACAAGTGCAGAAAGAGCTTCGACATTGGCTTGCGCTCCAGAAGCCGCGCCTCTTTTAGCAGCCTCGCCCATGCCTGCTAAAACATAAGGACCAGCCGGACCCATAAGGTGCCCTAATGCGGTTGTAGCCCAAGCAGAAACAGGGCCGCGAATGGCAAATTTGCTAAGCATTTTTATGGCGTTTTGAACATTAGACCCCTTAGCGGCCAATTTAATTGCGCCCTGTTCTTCAGGCGTAAATTGGGCCATTTTTTTTGAATTTTTTGCCAGATTGGCAAAACCACGTTGCAGTGCCTGCTCTACGCCAGCTTGGCTATAATTAACGCCAGCAGAAATTTCGGCATTATCAACCACATTTTGAATTGTGGTTGCCTTCTTCATTGTGCGCCAAGCATCGCGGGCTTGCCTAAGGATTTCAGGGCCGGTTTTATCAGCAGCACTTGCGACGCCAATAATATCGGCGTCGTCAAGATCATCCATAAAATTAGTTATGGCTTGGGTTATCTTCCCTCCCAAAGCTCTGTCCTTAGTCGCAACATTTGTCGCCAATCGTCTAGCCATTTCAACACCGACAAGCGTTGAATTATTTTTGGGCAGCTTTTGTATTTTATTTATAAGAACGGTGGCTTCTTTGTTTACAGACGGGTCATACCCATGCTTAACGGCTATTTCCTTTACTTCCTTGGAAAGCCTAGAAAGCGCGTCTTTAGAAATAATTACGTTTTTTTCTGGATTTTGGAAAACCTCATCAAAAAGGTTGCCGCCAGCCTCTTTATATTGAGCAATTGTAGGGGCAACTTCGTCAACAATAGAAGTTGGCTTAGGGGCGTTAGACAAAGCCCTGGCTAATGATGTGCCTGTGCGCTTAACAGCGCCAACAGCAACAGGAGCAAGAAGCGCCCCAGCAATTCTCGCGGCTGGCTCTGCGGCTGATCCTTTTGTGGCTTGCCCAGCAGCCTCTGACGCCACTGCGGGGATAACCGCACTTGCGACGCGCGGTACAATACCCGTCGGGCCAGTGACCATGTTGGGCGCGAATTGCCCAATGGTACGAGCATATTCGCCCGCGACTGTTTCCGGTTCATGGTAACCTCCAACAAGGCTGGAAATGCCGCGATTAATTGCCTCTCCAGAAACAGGAGATTTTGGCAACTCTACGTTTGCGCCTGTAATTTTGTTTGCAACGCTTGTAAGCCCTGTATCCATAAGATCAGAAAGCGTCCCGGGGAGACCTACAAGCCCAGCAACGCCTTCTGAAATGCCTGTAAGACCTGATTTTGCTACGTCCTTAAGTGTAGCCAAATCAAATTTAGACGGACGCTGCGCCTTTGAGTAAGTATCACGAGACGCAGATTCGTTAGTTTTTTCTAAATTAGAAAAAGCTGCGTATGGATCATTTTCTATAGGCGATGAAAATGTAGCATAAGGATCAGCCATTATCCATGCGTCCTTCTAGGAATTCCGTCCATACCAATAAACGGAGTATTAGGAGGTAATTTAGCAGCCTGCTCTGGCGTCAAACGGGGACCGCTAGCGCCTACTGAGGCAGGAGCAGAAGGCGCTGGAGTGCCTGCAATACCTCTAGGGGTAATTACGTCCTTAGGGTTAAAGCCCATATCTTCAGCGTAACCAGAATACTCATCAACAAGACTGTTATATCTGCGAGAACGACTTTCATAAATTCCCTTGGCAGCTTCAGAATATTGCTTTCTCTGATCTGAATTCAGGCCATTGCCGGAAACCGCCTTGTTATAAGCATTCCTAATACGGTCAGGAACACTTGCGGCATTTTGAGCATTAGCAAATTCGCCTTCCCTAACCACAGAATTAGGGTCAAGCATTTTGACGTAAGAATAAATCAAAGAAAGATCATCTTGAGGAGTTGGGTTTTTCCTTTTAGCAAGGTCAGAAATTACGTCATACGATGACGCAGCGTCATTAAACGCCTTTACATCTGGAAGACTATTAAATTCCTTTCTCAGGTTTGCCCTCATTGCAAATACCTGCCTAGGATTTTCAACGGAAATCCGAGTGGTCGCCCCAGTTTTTGTTTTTAGCCAGTCAGTGTAAGAACCTTTAAAGCTGCCTCCGGCTGGCGTCTGAGCAAAATTATATTCATCTACTGAAGCAGGAAGGTCAGGAACTTTTGTCTCTCTTGGCTTATATTGGTTAACCAAAGTTTCAGAAACAACCTTAACAGCTGCTGCAGGGTCTACTGCCGCAAGCCGACCTATATTTTGCCTTTGCTCTTGCGGCAGGCTCGCAATTAATGGCGCAAAGCCAGCAAGCTGGTTTTCAGTTTCTGCACTAGCCGCCTGCCTCTTCATGATATCGGGCATTAGCGCGTTATAGAGGGACCGCGATGTCTCTCCGCCTTCTAGCAACGGAGCAATTCTCTGCATTTGCTCTTCAGGCGTTGTCGCCCTGCCGCGAACAGTTTCAACTTCAGCACGGGAAACGCCAGGCAAAGATATATTTGCTGTAGTTTGCTGGTTATATTCTCCCGGCATTTTAGGCATTGTAATTGGCAACGTCATATCAGTTGTGCCGTTCGGAGACGGCATTTTTAGATTTGCCGTAGCAACATTATAAGATGGCATATTAAACGCCATTTCTGTTTCAACCGGGCTGGCTAGCCCCTTAGCCAAAGCAAGCTGCTTTGTATCTGGCTGGGTGTAATAATTCTTAAGGGCCTCTTGAGCCATTTCACGGTCTTGCTTCTTCAACGCCGCTTCATCTTGAGCCGCCTTGCCGGAAAGGTAAGAGCCGCCAAAGCTGGTCAGGGCCTTGGCAAGAGCGCCGTAGGGCGAGACGGGGGCGGTAATGCCGCCAGCCGTGGAGACGGGCATTTCCTGCTGGGACATTTCGATGAGCATGTCGGCCAGCTTCTTCTGGCGGGCAAGCTCTGCCGCGCGGGAAGTGTAGTCGCCTTCAGGCGGAGAAAACAAACTTATGTTTACCATTACAATGCTCCGTTATTATCGACCGCCAAGAAAGCCGCCAGCAATGCTACCTAAACCTCCCAGCAGGCCTCCGGCTCCTTGCATCTGGGCATTATACGCCGCCGTGTCGTAATTGCCCTGATTGGTCGCGGCCTGGAATATCGGCGCAGCCCCGATCTGCCCGCCGCCCGTGTACTGCTGGAACTGGGGCGTCTGGATTTGAGCGCCGCCGAGCAGCGCCGCAATCTGATTGAGGGGCTGGTTATATTGGGCCAGCTGCTGCTGGTACGCTTGCAAAGCCGCCTGATTGGCAAACTGCTTGGCCGCAAGGTTCTGATTGAACGCCTGGGCAGCGGCCTGATTATACAAGCCAGCCGAAGTCGCGGCCTGCCCGTAATTCTGGGACATGGCCTGATTGGCAAGTTGCTGGGCATTAAGGCGCTGGGCATAGTTCTGAGCAATAGCCTGATTAATAGACTCATTGCCCTGCAGGCCCTGCCCAAAGTTCTGGGCAATGGCTTGGTTTGCCAGCTGCTGCGCACCGAGCCCCTGACCGTAGTTCTGGGCGATGGCCTGATTAGCCATTTGCTGCGCTTGGGCAGCCTGCCCAAAACCCTGTCCCAAAGCCTGATTGTACAGATTGGCCGCGCCTAGGGCTTGTCCATAGCCCTGCTGGTTAGCACTCAAATCAAGGCCTATGCCCTGCAGAGCGGCTTGGCTGACAAGATCGTTCTGCTGCTGCTGTTGCTCCCGCATGGCGTTATTCCAGGCTTCAGAACCCGGCGTAATGCCCTGATTGGCAAGCTGCTGCCTCAAAGCGGCAGACTGCTGGGCGATCTGGGGCTGCAGGCGGTTCAAGATGGCCTGCTGGCCCGTCATACCGGCATTTACGGGCATAGCCGCAACGCCGGACAAATTTAGATTGGTCTGAAGATTGCCGTAAGGGGAAGCATTGACGCCCTGCGCCTGCCCATACGCCCCGGCGTTGATGCCACCGGCTTGACCATAATCAGCCGCGTTCGTGCCGCGAGCCATGCCGTACTGTTCAGGATTAACGCCGCCCGCAAAGCCATACATGCCCATGGCAGGGCCGTAGTTCATGGGGGCCATTTCTCCCAGCGATGTCTCGATGCCGGGGCCGGTATATTGGAACGGCTGTCCCATGATATTCTGGGCGGTGCCAATGGCCTGCTCGCCTAGGCCGGACAGTTTCTGGGTAATGCGCTGCTGGGCTTCAAGAGCCGCCTGGGACTCAGGCGTCAGGGTTTGGGTGACGGTAGGCTGAAGGTCGCCCGCGCGGGTAAACTGCGAAATATCAGGGGCAGCGCCAGCAATATCATTGCCGTATTCGTCAACCTGTCCTTGGTTATTGCGCCAATTCTGCATGGCCTGTTCGTAGCCCTGCTGGTCAACAATAGGCGACGACGCATAGGTAACGGTTTGCCTGCCGTATGGGCTGATAATATTGGGATTATTCAGGATAGCAGTCTTCTGCGCGGCCTCGACGTTTGCCGCCGCCTGCTGGGTCGCAGATTGCTGGTAATTTGGTGCCGGGGGCGGTGACGGTTTACCCATATTGCTCTCCTAAATACTTACAATCGGCCTTCTTCAGCGTGTACAGAATGATGTCGCCGTCAGGTGCCGCGTCAGTAATTCTAGCCTCTTCTAAAAACCCAACTTTTTTCACAAAGGAATTAATCTTTTCGTTTCCGCTACTTATCGGGGCTATCGCCTTTTCAATGCCGCAAGTAATGAACCCGTATCTAAAGATTGCTCCCAAAAATGACCTTGTAATCCGCCCTTTAATAGCCAAGTGAACTACAAGAGATTTACCGTTCCAATTCTCATAAATAACACCGGCTTTGAGGCCGGTATCATCTTCCAATCCTATGGCAGTGCTGGTGTCCGGGCTAAAAGCACCGTTCATCTGCAATGCAACCCAGCGGCCCACTTCCGTGCCGCTAACTATACGCCCGCCCATCCGGTCTGATACACCACGTCAGTTGAAGCCCATTGAATTTGCAAGCCACTACTGGCTGTCTTCACCTGAAGACCGCCGCAATAGCCAATGCCCGTAATGCCAAGCCATGTATTTTGGACAGTCAGGTCAGCGCCCCAAATGGCGGTGTCCCAAGTGCTAGTGACCGCATCCCACACGCCATAGGCCGAGCCGGTAAACGTCACCGGGGCAGTCGTGTCAGATGTGTCAAAGTCAATATTCATGCCGACGCTAATGGTCGGATCGCCATTGGTGAAAAGGCTGGGACGGGCGCGAGTGAAATACTTCTTTACGCCACGCGATCCAAAGTAATTGAACGCCTGGAGCGTCTGTGTCGTGATATTGCTGGTGTAATCAGTATAATTATCGTCCCAAGCCTTGCCGACGTAGCCGTCACAGCCAAAATACGGGTCGTCTTGGTATATTTCCCAGCAATAAGCAGCCCAACCAATAAACTGCGCCCATGACTTTGTAATGGTATTCATAACGTATTGCTGCTGCTGACCGTCAGCCACAGGCACGTTGATCCAAACGGCGTTGTTCTTGGCGGTATAAACGACTTGCCAACCAACAGCGGCATGGTTGCCACCGTATTGGGTCGTGGCCGCTGTAATCGCGCCCTGTATCTTGTCAGAAAGGGCCACGCGAGGGTCTAGGCGGCTGGATTGCAGGGACGCAGCCAGCGGCATAAGGCCGTCATACGTCAAAATAAGCAGATCGCCGCCCCACTTGAGCATACAACGAGTGCCTACAGGCGAACCAAGCTTCCAAACGCCAATAAGCGACCATGTGGCCGCACTGGCGGGGTCTGTACCGCGATAAACGATGGTTTCGCCAATGCTGGTAATGAACGCCAAATTGTCATCAACGCCATAGCCAGCGTCTAGCGTCCATGTATCCAGATCAACCAGATGCCCGCCATACTTGGCGATAGAACTCATATCAATGTATTGAGCCGCGCCCGCGATGGAGCTAGTGGGCAAGTACCAGGCTTTGAGGGTATATTGCTCAATAAACCAAATGCGGTTCTTAAACAGCGTAATATTGGAAAGATTGGCCGATGTTACGCCCGTAATGGCAGGGTTAGTCCAAGTCGCACCGTCGTACAGCAGGGCGGAATCTTCGCCATTGACAGCCATAAGAAAGCTGCCGCCAGCGGTAGTTATGTTGATATATTCCCAAATGCCGTTGGTCAGGCCAGTAACGACGGGAGCGCCAACAGCGCCCCCCGCCGTAACGTCGTAAATCTTACCTGCGCTGGTAACGGCAAACATTTCAGTGTTGTTGCCATCGTTATAGACCATAAGGGTCTGGACCTTGCCGTCTAGGCCCGTGGCATGTTTGGTATAGCCGCCCCGCATGGTCAGATTGCTGACTGTCGGGAACATGTTAATGAGCGTTACGGCGTCCGTAGGCTCCATATTGGCAATGCTATCACGCGCGTTCCAACCGCCCAACGGGGCGGGCAGCGACTGCACTTGAGCCGCTGTACCTTGGACCATTGCGCGTGGGCTAATTGCCATAGCCAGTATCCGGGATATTGTCCCAACCAATCAGGACGGTGCCAGGACGCGGCGCAAACGAAAGGTTTGCCGCCGAGGTATCCTGAGCCACGGAAGTCTCGAATTCCTGCAGATAATCCCTGTAAAGCGCCGTAGTATCAAAGCCCTTAGCCTGGAAATACTTTAGCTTGGTAGAAAGGACCATCAAACGGTCAGGGTAAATGCAAGTATCGTTATCCGCCGTAAAGCTGTTCTGGACGACGCCCGTTGCCGAACGCGCCCAGCCCTTGCTGCGGTATTCAAAGCCAAGGAATTCCTGATTGGAATAACCAGGCCAAATCTGGAAATAATTGCCATACAGACGCCAGCGGATACGCGGGCCTGTGCTGATAAAGCCGCTCAAAAGCCATTCCCACTGCTGGGCGCTTTCAGGGCCAAGCATTTCCCAATGCTTTGACTTATCCCACTGAGTGCGGGGAACAATGCTGTCGTAATCAGCCGGAAGGTCATATTTGACCTTCTGGAAATAGACAGTGCCCGCCGTGACGTTGCTGGTCGAATACTGAGAAACCGTGACCTGCGTGGCAGAGTCAACGCTGCTGATAAACGTAGCGTTAGGAAAGCCGGTTCCCACCACCATGTAGCTTGTATCAAGCCCAGCGGTGGAGGGAATCCCGGTAATGGTAAGAGAAGATGTCGTGTAGGTGCCGGTAGTGGTTACATATTCCGTGAAAAAACTATGGGGCATAGTTAATTCACGCCAGTCGGCCTTACGCAGCAATTCGTATCCAGAGGCGTTCATCAACGCCAAAATCTGAATAACGTCCTGGTTCGTATTGCCCGCTACCGTTGTCGGTGTTGGAACGCCTAGTTCATTGGTGACCTGTTGCACCAACTGAAGCATCGTCGTAGTTGACATCTACATCCTCTTTCCGTGGCCGTCCCGGCTTGCGCTGGGACATGAGCATAGCCATCTGGGCCTTTAGCTCATCCAATTCGCTACGGGTCTTTGCCAGTTCAGAATTACTTTCAACCTGATTTTTCTGCATCAAATAGGCCCGCGCCCGTTCGCGCAGACCCGCCGCACCCATACCGATACGCTGCAGCTGGGTGTCAGTCGCTGTCGCAACCTGCTCGACAGTCTGAAACTTCAAAATCTGCAATTCAGCCATCTGGTGATCGTTGAACTCTTCCGGCTTGTCCTTATTCCACTGTTCCAGCTTGGTGCCGACGACAACGCCATCGCTGTTCTGCGACTGGAAATGAAGCCACTGCCGAATAAACCGCTCCTTGTGATGCTCACGAGCGGGCTGCTCAATGATGTTAGTCTTATCGCCAGGGACCATAATCCTCACGAAAGGCGTGTCCTTGTAGGGGGCCTTGTCGTACATGTAGAACTCTACATGCAGGTGAGAATCGGCATTAGCGATATCGCTATCCAAAGGCATAAATTACTCCTCTTTAGGCGGTGAGAATTGCAGCCCAAGTAGTCGCCGACGGGGCGAAGAACAGGGCCGTCTTGGCGGTAGCCAAGCTATAGCTGGACGCGCCAGCATTAATCGTCGAGCCGGAGGCCGGATAAACGGTGATGGTCTGACCGCTATCGTTGCGGATGCCAACCATCGCGCCAGCTTCAGTCGGGGGCAGCTTAACGCCCGTCGAGGCAGAAGAGGTGGTCAGGGTGTTAAACACCGCCGAAAGCTGCAGGGCGTCCGTGCTGGACGAGCCGGTAGCAACCAGGCCAGTCGCGCCGTCACCGGCAATGGAAATGGTCGCCAGCGGGGAATTGCCGGAAGCAAGGATTCTGGAAGGAATAGCCATGATTTAGTCCTTTATTTAGGGTTTTGAACGTAAAACGTGGCATAAGGACAGGCCGCGCCGTCATCCGTATGCTCGTATTTGATTTCATAGGTGGAAAATTGATTTCGCCACCATTCGCTAGGAAACACGGACAAGTGGAGCGGGTGGCCGATCAACTGACCCATACTATCATCGAATAGGGCTATTTTGAAATAGCAACTATCGACACAATCCATAATATTTCTAATAACATCAGGCACATCGTCCGGGGCGATATGCTCCATAACATCGGTGCAATAGCCAATGTTTCCACTGACACCAATGGGCTTTGTCAGATCAGCCACCGTAAATGGCAGATTATTGCCCTCGTCCCGACAATTATCAGCAAAATCAACAAGTTGCACGGAACAACGTGTCAATTCGGCAATTTTCTTGCCGCCCCGACCCGTACCGCAGCCAAAATCAACAATAACGTCCGTCAGCTGCGGATTGACGATTTCGACAAATTGTTCAGCAAACAGTTCGCCTGGGGCTACGTCCCGGTAAACTTTAGTACCCCACAAAGCCTGATATTTCTCAATTTCAGACATGGGCTTAGGTGGCTCGGACATGGCCTTGGCAATGGCCGGAAGCAGCCCGTGGCCGTGGACCTGAATGATCGCGTCAGCATCAGCTAGCTGTTGGGCTGCGGTCTGGAATTCCATGGCTTGCCGAGCCATCCATGGGGCGGCAATGTATTCCTTGCCGTTCACCCAATAGCTTTCGCGGGGGTCGGCGTCGTTAGCCGCCTGGGCGTAAGCATGGCCGTCGCCAGCCTTGGAATAACTAGAATCAAAGCCATAAAGGTGGATTGAGCGATAGCCCATGGCAAAGGCGATGCTCATGGCCTGAAGGCCTACCGTAGTGCCGCCGCCGATAAGGGCGCAGAGGCGGTCCCCAATATAATCCTGGATGCCCGGATAGGCCGGGTGCCAGACGGTTACGTCGTGGCCTGCAAGGGCGTCAAAAACGCCCGCGCTGCACTGGGACGCGATCAGGTACTTTGTGGCCTTATTGGGCTGAATGAAGCCCTGATTGTGCGCCCTGGCGTCCAAAAGGACAAAATAGTCAGGGGTCACATCAACATTGGCTAAGGACGGCAAAGTGCCATTTACGGCAAAAATTGCATGTCCAGCGGTCTTGTGACCGGCAATCATGGGGAGCAGGGGCTTCATAGAAGGCCCGCCCCCCACAATTACAGCAACCCCGTCGTGCGGGTCTGAGATTTGCAGCCACGGAAGATCACGAGCAACGGCAGCAGAAATGTTACCGAAAATCTCGTGATCCTCCGTGTTGCACACAACGGGAATCGTATCGTCAAGGTTAGACGGTACGATCATTAGGTGGTCTGGCCCTGCAGATGCGGACGGTTGATCGACACGATAACAGTCGAAACCGTCGAGGCAACGGTGGCAAGGTTGGCCGAACGGGCACCCAGAACCTGCTTGCCAGAAGCAGCCGTGGGCATAACGCGGCCCACAGTGGCAGACTGGTAAACCGGAACCTGAGCGTTGACGGCCACGGCGGTCTTCTTGACAACCGCGAGGCCGCCAATCTGATACCAGCCGAACAGACCGGCGGTGCAAGCCGACATAGCAACGGCCACCGGAGTCGCCTGATTGGCCGTATTGGCCGACAGGGTGGTCTGGTAGGTCGTGGCATTGTAGGTCACCAGCGAGCCAACAACCGTGTTGGCAACGCCAACCAGGAGGATGAACTCGCCTTCGCCGTAGGTCGGGTCGAACGCGCGGCAAACCATGCCGAGCGTCGCCGGGGGCGTGGGAATGGCCGAAGAGCCATTCGCCATCGTCACGCCGGAGTCAGTGTTCGCAATCTGGAGGAGACCAGCGCGATTTTCAGTGAATGAATAAGCCATAGTTTTATTCCTTAAATAGCATCGTTTTCCCTAGTTTTATTCGACTGACAGTTGTTTGATGAATACCTAGGCAATTGGCTATTGTTTGTTGCGAATAACCTTCATTTAAAAGATTCAAAACTCCATCAGCTTGTTCTTTGGTTAAAGTGCATCGTGTACCGCGTCGGCGTTTTTTGTCCATATCGCGAACATTTAATATGCAATCCCCAAGAAATAAGTGATTAGGATTTACACATTTGCGGTTATCGCATTTATGCAAAACCCAAAGTTTTGAAGGAATCTCACTTACAAAAAGTTTGTAAGCAACACGATGAGCCTGTTCCTGTTTGGACCTGAAATAAAATTTTCCATATCCATCCCTATGGAACGTCGATATCCATTCGTGGCAACCAGATTCCTTTACAGCAACTTTTTCCAAAAACCTTTTCTTTTCATCGGCTGGGGGCCTACCTACCGGCATTTTGATCTCCCATTAAATCATGGGAATAATACATAAATACCAGTAAGTAAGCAACCAACTAAGCGAAATCAGGCGTACAAAACTCCCTGGAACTGAGCACCAGAGCAGGTAAGATTACCGGCCCAGCCAATCAGCTTCACGATAGCGTCCTGGTTGACCGCCTGGCGCTCGCCGCCAATCGGAACAAAGTTGCGGTCCACATGCGGGCGGAACATCAGGTACTTGGTGTTCAGGAACCACATGTGATTGGCAGTAGCGGCATTACCGATACCACCGTCAAGCACAACGTCCGACGCCATACCAGCGCCATAGTACTTGAGCGACGCAAAGCCAGCGCCAGCCATCGACGAACCGGAGTCCGAGATGCGCTGGATGGACTGCAGCGACTGCAGGTACAGGCGATAGTAGTTATTGTCGGCCACGATCAGGTCCGGCTTGTCCGTACCACGGATCAGCTGAACAGCCACGGCATCCATATACTGCTGGATGTTCGAGGCCGAGACAGCGGCACCGCCGTTGGTCAGGCCAGAGTAAGCGACAGACTGCCAGAACGAGAACGAAGCGCGGTTAATGCCGCCATAGATGCCGCTGGTGGGGACGTCAGGAACAGCCGCGCCGAGGCCGGTGATGTTCTTGCCGCTGTTGCCAGTGCCGTCCAGATAAATGTCGCCACCAATGCGGTTCGCCAGCTGGGCTTCCGCAACGTTCATGCGGCCATCCAGAAGGTCGATGATCGCTTCCTTGCCGGAGTTCTGGATCATTTCCAGACCGGAAATCGTGATCGCCGAGGCATACTGAGTGATCGAGAACTGAGCAGCCGAAATCGGGCTGTTCTGCGACACGTTCAGCACTTCGTAACCCGAATAGGAATTCGTGTTATTGGTGCTGGGATCATTGTACATGATTTCCTGCAGGATGACGTTACCGCCGCTGAAGGTCTTCACGTTACCGCGATCCTTGAGACGACGAAGCAACGCATTGTTGTTCGTCACGTTGTCGGCCAGTTCACCACTGCGGCTCTGAATGTTGGTCGCAATGATGTCACTGATCGAGCTATTGGCAAAAGCCATTGTTAAGCTCCTTTAAGGTTGGTTGACATCAAAAGCGTTCATTAATGCTGTCGAATTGTTCGAGCAGCATTGAACGCCTATCTTGCGCTTTGGTCGTTGTTGTACGATTTCCGGGTGTGGAACTCTTAACGCTAACCGCTGCTGCCTTAGCCGCTTTCGCAGCCCGGTTGGCCGACTCTCTCTTGGCGGCTTCAGCTTCGGCCTGTGAGCGTTGCTGAACCTGCTGATAAAGATCGTCGTTAAGGCGGATGGCCTTTTCATAGGCCTCTTCAAGCGTACCGGCCACACCGCTCTGTAGGAGCTGAATCATGGTAGGACGCGCTTCTTCAAAATACTCTGCCTTGGTAGCAAAATTGTTGATTTCACCCAGCAGAGCTTGGTTTTCAGCCTGTTCCTGCTGCTGTTTGAAAGTCAAAATTTCGCCCCGAACGTTGTTTAGTTCGTTCTGGAGAGCATAATAATTTGGGTCAACTGGACCGCCGCCCTGTGAGGCAACTCCAATATCTCCCAAATCAATTCCGTACTGCCTTGCCAGATTGGCAAGATAAGCCCGCTTCTGGTCTGGCGGGCTATAGCGAAGGGCGTGGTCAGCCTCCATGAGCGCCTTGATGGCGCGGGGAGGATCAATGCCAAGTCCCTGAATTGTATTCATATAAGGCTGGATAGCCTCATTAATCTGGTCGGCAAACTGAGCCTTGGACTTAAGCGGCTCAATGCCAGCACGCATTTCTTCTTCGCGCTTATAGGCATATTCCTGCAGGCGGGGGTCGGCGGTCTGCCAGACTTCGTGATAATCGCGCTTCCAGGAGGACGGCGGGCGCTTCCAAACCGGCTCTTCGGCGGGCTCTTCCTGGGCTTCTTCCTTGGCAACAAACTTGCCGTTAGAGGCGCGGGGCTTTTCTTCCTTTACTTCAGCCTTATTGTCGTTTTCGGCTTCAGCAAACTGCTGGGCAAGCAATTCCTTACGGTCAACAACCTTGTCTTCTTCAGTAGTGATCTGATCTTGGGTGTCCAAGTTCATCGTCTCCTTAGTTGATCCAATACCCTGTCGCACTCGCGATCAGAGACATTCCAAAGCTGCTCCCGCAGTATTTGCCTGCGCTTTTCACGAGAAATTGGCACCGGCTTGCGGGTTTCCATCTTTTCGTTGCCGATTTCGATGCAATTATGCTTGCGCAAATGCTCTCTATGCTGAGAACGCGAAGTAATCATCGTGCCATCAGCCATGCTTTTATATGGCTCAATGTCTTTAATAATATTGTAGTGAGCCTTTTTACTTGTCTGTTCTTCACGAACCCAGACAAGTTCGCCGTCAATATATTCGGCCAACTTGCCCTTTTTGTCGTAAATCCACTTTGTATGGGTCATAACAGCACCAGTAAGTCTTCGTCTTCAATCTCTAAATATAGATTCCAAAGGCGTTCGACGCGGGCCAAATCTTTGGTAAACTTATCAAAATCTATTTTAGGCCGCAATACTGCCTCTTTATTTTTGCTTTTCTTGGGCTTTATTTCAAAGTCAGCCACCAGTTTTTTGGCAATTTCCGGCTTGCCTTCGACTATTCTTTCGTAAGCTGCGATAATATCTTCGCGCCTGCGCGCAACCCTTTGAATTTCCTCATCAAATAGTTTTTTACGGCGCTTGATGTAATCACCGTCGTGAGTGTCATCGACAATGACGATGGGCGCTGGCACGAACGTAACCGTGCCCACCGCGCCCGTGGCTTGAACGCCATCTATGGCAATAGACGTTTCGCCCCTGGAAACAGTCCCGACTTCGCCTGTAGCTGACGTTCCCGTCAAGGAAACCGTGACGGCTTCGCTTTCCGTGCCTATCTGGCCGGTGGCGCTCACACCCGTCAGGGCGACAGTACGCGCACCTACGCCGACGCTGCCAGGAGAACCCGTAGCGGAATTGCCCGTAATTGGGAGGCTATCCCAAAGGGCATCATCCCATGTGCCAACGTCCCAGCCGCCCTGCGTCATGGGCTTTAGGCAATGCGGATAAGAGCATTGCTCGCGTCGTTAGTCGGCATCGTCAGGGTAAACGTCCCAGCCGTCACAGTCTGGGAGCCAAACGTATGAACCGAAATGGCCTTGTTGCTCTGGGTCGAATTGTAAATCAGAACGCAGTCAAAAGCCGTGGTCAGCGTAACTGACGTATAGGTAATGCTGGCCGAAGGCGTCCAATACCCCGTCGTGCCGCTCGTGGTCGGCGCAGTCGCGTTGGTAACCGTCACGCCACCCGCCGAATATCCCGCGCCCGACACTTCGCCAGTAGCCGAATAAGCCGTGGTCGCCGCATTGATCGTGGCTGTCGTGACATACAACGCAGCCTTCAGCGTATCAGCCGCAGTGGTTGCCCGCGTCACAGTCGTGCCAAGGGCATGAACGCCCGAAAGAATCTCGCCCTTAAAGGACGTACACATTGCCTGGGTGTTACTCACGAAAAGCCTCCAATCTCAGAAAGAGAAACCATGGGTTTCTTCAAATGCACATGAACGGAACGATGCACCAATTCATCGCCATCCCAGTACTCAACCCATGCAGTTGTTTCGTTATCGTTATCTATCTGGCCTTCGCGCTTTTCAAGCAACGCTTCGTCCATAAGACCCTTAGTCGTATTTATCATTGCATCATTCCCTGCTGCGGTGTCATGACAGGTTCAACGCCAATTGCCCGACCATCAGGCCCGCGAACAACGCGCTTGGGCGCACTTGCCGCCTGCAGAACATCATGCAGCTTCTGCATAGCCTCGCCGTGCATCATTGCCATGTTGTTATGGGCTTCAGACATACGGTCCATGGCCTGACGGACATTATCACCAAGCTCTGCCGTAATCGTCTCAGCCGCAGCCTGCTGCGCCTCAATGGCCGGGATGTCCATGCCAGGATTGGCAGAAATGCGGGCAACCATGATCTTGGTTGCCGCCTCAAGCTCAGTCTTCCAACGGTCAAACTGCTCCTGAGCCGCCAGCTCCTGCATCTTCAGCTGAGCTTCGTGCTGCTGACGCTGCGCCTCCATCTGGGCTTCCATCTGCGCCTTCATCTGCTCAATCTGCATGTCAGCCTGAGCCCGCGCCTGCTGGCCCTGAACATCGGCCTGCAACTTAGCCTGATCCATCTGCTGCTGGGCCTGTATCTTGAGCATCTCAGGCGTAGGCTGCGGGTTCTGGGCCTTCTGTGCATTGGCCTGGACCATCTTTTCCAATGCAGCGTCAATCGAGCCCTCCATGATCGCAGCCTGCTTAAAGCCGCCAATGCCGAACTTAATCATGTCCATAAGCAGGGGCACCATTTCCGGCGAAGCCTGCCCAGCCGGAACAGCCTCACGCAAGAAATTGGAGAACGCCGTGATGAACTCAACGCGGTCCTGCTTGTTCTGCGCTTCATCAAGCTGAACAAGGCTGTCAGCCGCAACCTGAATACGGAACGAGCGCAAAGGCCCTTCCTTCATCAGCTGCAAAGCCTGCGGGATAAGCTGCTGGTCGGCAGGCGACATCTGGGATGCCGCCGCCAGCTTCAGGATCGTGTCAGGCTGGAACTTCGTGCAGATAATCTGCGCTTTGAGGCGGAGGAGGTCGCTTGCAAAGAGAGCAACGCTTTCCTGCATAGCCCGCAGTCGCAGGCCAGCATATTGTCCCTTAAGCTGTTGGGCCGTGGCCGACTCAGAAGCCGCACCAACACCGCGCAGAATGTCTGAAATGCCAGTGATTTCATAAATCTGCCCCTTAATGTTGGCTTGAGCCTGGTAACAATTAATGAGCGCGGAGGCCAAAGTCTCAATGGGCAATAGGTCGATAGACCCCCTCAGCCCACCCTTCTCACTAAAGGCCATCCATTTATCGACGGGGATCAACGTGTTGTTGTCCCCTTCCGTCAACAAACGCTGCAGTGCGGGCTGAGAAGCGTCATACACACCACGGACGCGCAGGGCTTTGACAAGACCGTCAATGCGGTCCGTCAGAATATCAAGTTCGTTCGCCTGATCCTGATACAGAATAAAATCAGGCACAGGCACAAGGCTGTCGCTAGTGGTCGTAGCGTAAAGAGGCTTGGCGCACGGGAAGAAACCCTCAAGATTGAGCGGATCGTCACGCTCATCAAGGAGATCGGCCCAGTTTTCCATGAACCAGTAAACCTTGCCGGTTTCCTTGTCCCACAGTTCGCAAATCTTGGCCTTGTCGTTAGGCTTCTCACGCTGGCCGTACTTGGTCAGACCGTCCGGGCTGCTGTTAAACGGAATCTTCTTGGCAATCTTCTTGCCAAAACGCTCCGTCACAGCGTCTTTGGACATATAAACCCAACGCCAGACCTGAGTTACTTCTTCCCAAGTACGCGCCGAAGAATGTCCGAAATCGCGCCAATGAACGTAATCGGTTGGGGCGCACTCGTATTCAATTTCTTCAGGCAAACCATCGGTTCCGGCGGTTTGATTGAAGATGTCGCCTTGCGCTTCGAGGTCGCGGCTTTCGCCTTCTTCGATGTCTTCTGTGATTTGGAAACCATCTTCGGGGATATCCTGTTGTTTGATATGCGGGTCATAGCGCACCCACGCCACGCCGCGTCCGCCAAGGAAACGATCTTCCACAGCATGACGCATAGACGAACGGTAATCAGGGTAATGCTCAATTTCGTAATCAAGCGCCCGCTCGATCAGCAGGGACGCCACGCGACCAACGGGGTCATTGTCGCCAAAGCGACGCGACACATCGGCCTTGGGCAGACGGGCAAACACAGCCGGAATGAGCGTCTGCACGTTCGACCACAAAATGTTAAACCGCGCCGCGTCATTCGTCATGCCGGTGCCAGTATTCTGGTCGTCCCGGTAACGACGAATAATCTTAGTAGTACGCGCTTCCCACTTCTTGAATTCAGAATTGTACGCGCTGACGCTCGCCAGCAACCTCTGAACCGTCGAATCAATTTTTTCCAAGGCCATGATCTATTCCTTACTTATTCCTTGCCGAAATGGCCCTCGCCTTTGCCTTGGCGTCTTCCTTGCTCGATGCGCCCCACGCCTTCAGAGCAAGAGCAAGTCGCGTAGGCTTGCCGTCCTTCTCCATCGGCCCCGGCATGTTGCCCATGCGAGCCAGAAAAGACGCCCGGCGCGGATTATCGCCAGACTTTACAGGCGGCTTTAGCGTACCGCCCGTCTCAGCCTTGTACGAAGCCCGCCCCTTGGCATTAAGACCGCCCTCGGGGTTCTTGCCTTCCTTGCGCTGCCAAGCCGCCGTCACTTCTTTGGTTCCTTCTTGGCAGTCTTGGCAGACTCCCGAAACGCCTCAGCCGTCGGCGCACCTGGCTCGCCCGGCTTACGCATATGTTCGCCCGACCCCGCCTTAATGCGCTCCTGTTTCGCCAATATGTTGGCGTACAATCCCGCCTTACGCACTGAAGATGCCCACGGCAATGACTTCAACGCCCGCGCCCGTCGTGACCTTCCAGGCACCCGACGAAGACGCAGCGCCCACTTCAATGACGTAAACGCCAATGCCGCTACCGACCAAATTCGGCAAAATGACATGCGAAGTAGCGCCATCAAGAATGGTAACAGCACTCGTCGCCGCCGTGCTGACAGTGCAAATCAAACGCTGAAGATAATCGCCTACAGCGCCCGTGCCACCAAGCACCTGGGCCGTCTGAGACGCCGCCACATGCTCATAAGAATACCTATACGGATTGCTAACACCACTCATAATCTAGCCCTTCTCTTAGGTTTACTTGTCGCCCACATGTCATTCAATGTGGCCGTATTCTCCCGCCCAACAATCAATGGACGCTCATAAGATATAACTTTGCGCGGCTCTTCCTTACGCCACGCAATTGCAAGCATACGGAATGCGTCGCTGGGATGACTGCACCAATTATGCTTGGGCGTGGACCTAAACGCCTTCTTGTCCTCGTCAAACTCGCGTTCATACTGCCGCAAAGCCTCAATGCCCTCATTGCACTTCAGCTCATCAAACCAGCACTTCGGCAACGTCATGCGAACAGCCTGAATACCGTCCTGAACGCCAAGATCAGGAACAACGTCCAAATTGCTCAAACCAAGAAATTCCGCCAGCTGTTCAATAATAGATTTGCCCTGAGCAGCCAAAGTTTTAGCCTTGGCGTCGTGCGGCAGATAATGCTTCCCGTAATGATACGGCTTGTTCGAAACAACCTTAGCAATGTCCTCAATGCTGGCCCCCGAAACAGCGTAATAATCTATGACATGAATTTCATTGCGAACGACCTGATACCACCAAATCGCAGTATCATCCCGATAACCCAAGTCCCATGCCGTGTACGTCGGCAATGCCGGGTCATACTCAACTGTCGTAATGCGGCCCTGGTCAGCCGCCTCCCGCATCTCAACGCCATAAAACGCGCCGAGGATCGCAGCCTCAAAGCTGCACTCATATTCCTGCATGTACTGATCGGGAGAAACCTGAGCCTTAACAGCGTCCAATTCTTCCGGCGGCAATATCCCGCTGTCAGTCGCCGTCAACCTCAGCAAAAACCATTCACGCGGGTTTAACTTGGCAGTTTGGTAAATGTCCCAAAACTGGTTCTTACCCTTCGGAGTGCCGCCAAAAACCGCCCACCCCTGCTTGTCAGACAGCGTAGGGCGAATGACATGACCCCATACAGAAGGTCGAAAATCGCCATACTCGTCCATAAAAATGCCGTCGAAACCCAAACCACGCATAGCATCGGCATTATCAGCGCCAAACAGACGAATGCGTGCCCCGGTGAGTAAGTCGATCTGCAATTCCGCTTCATTCGCAGCCTTCGTTATCGGTTTGCAAAAACGCTTCAGATAATCCCAAGCCACGCTCTTGGCCTGGCTACGATACGGCGCAATATACCCAAATAACGGATTGGGCGACTTACACGTCACTGCCGCCCGGATAATGTCATTAACCGCCGCTACCGTCTTGCCCGCACGGCGATGGGCAACAAGACAAGCCCAACGCTGCGTCCGGTCATGAAACGGCATGAACGCATCACGAGGCAAATATTCAAGTTTTACTTCTTTTCTTGCCACGAAATAACCAGCTCCACAGGGCCTTCATCCGGGCCAGTTACCTCATTACGCGCCAGCTTCGGCACATGGTACTCAATCAAGTCCGAAAAACAGTTAAACGCCGCCTTCGGGCCGTCCTGCTCGTAAACTTCCTCAAGCCACTGGTTCAGCCGATCCGCATTGCCATCAATAAAGCTGGCAATCATCTCCTTCGCCTTCGCCGTGGACTTGTTCTTCGTACCCTTCAAACGGCCCTTGCCAACACTAGCCGTGTTGCCCTTCTTAAACTGCGTCTTGATCGTCATAGATCATCCCCACCCATGCGCTTCATAGCCTGGGCAAGCTTCTTGCCCTTGTCCGCACGGTTGAACTCCTTCGCAACCTTGACCGGAACCCCAGCCTTCTTCGCAAATTCAGGATTATGAGCCGCCGCAGCCATAAATCGACGCTGCTTGTCCGATGTTGATGGCATTTCACACCAAATCTAGCCAATTTCACACAAAATATGCGCAGATTTGGGCAAAACGTCAATGGACAGCCCTTTTTGAGCGCGGCGCAAGGACTGATTTTGGATTTCCCGGCCAAATTTTGATGCCAGCGCAAGATAGGCTAGGCAAAGCCCATTTGTGGGGAGGGCCTATATTTATATCGACCCCACCCCGTCGAAGAATTTTTTGAGAATCAAACGCAAGTTGCCGCTGTCAGCCATATAAATCAATGGGTTATGCCGCATGGCGGGGCGCATGGCTTGCGCATGATAAGACCGATTATGGGAAATCCATAATATCATGCAATGATAACAATAGCTTACGCCTAGCCTTGTGTCGTGCAATTAAGGCGGATGCAACTAAGGCGGGAGCCAGGCGCTAGATGTAGTGCCGGGCGGCAATGGCATGACCGCAGCGGGCGTGGCTGGCATGGGCGCGTGGCTAGGGCTGGCGCTGGCCCTGGTATGAGCGCCAGCGGGCCGCTTAAGCCCTGCAGGGCCCGGCCTAGGGCCTGCCTAGGCCATGCTGGCCCTTAGCCTTTCGAGCTATGCGCCGACACGCATGCCGACATGTCCCCCCTCTAGGGGGGGGACAATGTCTGTCGGCATATGCCACTGAAAAAATCAATCCGACAAATCCCGACAAATCCCGACAAAGCCCGACATGAAAAAACGCAAAAAGCAACGGAACGTGAACGAAATGACCTCACAAACCCGACAAAGCCCGACACGGGCGTTTTATTCTTTATATTCAATGGTTTATTCCATGCAATTTCTGCATGGCTAGATAATCAATGCCTCGGGAGGGGCTTTTCGCAACATTTTGCCATGGCTCCCGCATGTGCGGAGAGGGGCGAATTCCCTCGTTTTTCTTGCTATCTCAATAACTTAACCCCTGCGTCAGGCTGACGCAGCCGCGCATTTTCGCATTGGATGCGTCAACCCGCCGCAGGCATATTTCGCATTGGGTATTGCGCCGGGCGCAAGGCTATGGCATATAAGACGGGCCAAGCAATGAGAAAGGAAATGCCATGAACCTTTGGAACACTAATACGCCTATAGCGACCATCCCCAACCTTGACCTTGAGGTGCCGGAATGGATTGACCCCGCGATCAGCCCCTACGAAGTCGCCGCAATTATACAGGGTGGCTGTGCCAGCGGCGCGTATATGCCCGCCGTGACGTATCACAAGGCGCTGGAGACCATGGCTAAGCATGGCGATGATGTTTTGCAGTACATTGACGACGCGCTGGGCGAACTGCCCCAGCCGCCGCGCGATATGTCATGGAGCGGCCTTGCGGTCTTTTACCTGTCAACCGCCGTTGAGCTTTGGGCGTCTAGCGTTGAAAGCGATTTGGAATCGCTAGACGTTGAGCCCGCCGCCTAAACTATTGAAAAGCCAAGCAAACAGAAAGGAAATCACATTATGAACATCTACATCCCGCCCCCTGCGCCTCCGCGCGTCCTGTACCATGCCGCCCATGCTGTGCTGGGGGTGGCATTGCTGGCCGGGTTGCTGGCTGGCCTATACGTCGCCGGGGCGGTCCTGGCGGCCATTCTGGGAGGGCTCTAACATGTATATATGGACGTATCCTGACGGCGAAGCAGGCTGGGCTAAGACGCTGTGGGAATTGCTCGAACGGGCGGAATATGACCCGGCCTTCTTTCGCAATTGCGAGGTGTTCCGGGTTGATCCAGGCAATGCGTGGGTGAGCGCCTGGCCTGAGGTTGAGCGGGCATTTGAGGAGCTTGAGCAAGAGCGGGTATGGGACCGCCAGCATGAGGCGTACGTTTCCAGCCCCGAAAAGACGGGGCGGGTGTGATGGCCAAGCTAAAGGGTGTGCCGTATGCCGTGCGTTGCCGGTGCGGCGTCATGCTGCCCAAGGGCGCGACGGCGCGTTGGGATAGCCGGGAACGGCTTTGGTATGATTGCCATATGTGCAGGCCTAGGCCTGACGCGCGGAATAATTATCAATCATTTCAAGGCAGTGTATTTTTAACCAACAAAGAAAGGCAGTAAAATGAAAATTCTAGTTGAAACGAAAGATAGCGAAGGTTTGGAATCGCTCATGGGGCAGCGCGTTACGCTGTTTTGCATGAACTACATTTACACCGGCAAGTTAGTCGGCGTGAATAACACATGCGTCAAGCTTGAGGACGCGGCCATCGTTTATGAGACGGGCACGTTAACGGATTCAAATTGGAAGGACGCGCAGCGGCTTCCACAAGCATGGTATGTGCAAACAGGCACCATCGAGTCATTTGGCATTTTGAAATAAGGCGCACCATGCGGTCTTTTAAGCAAAGATGCCGGTCAGGGTCGTGGTCGAAGTCGGGGTCGGGGTCGTGGTCGCGGTCGTGGTCGGGGTCGTGGTCGGGGGCGCGGTCGTGGTCGGGGTCGGGGTCTCGGTCATGGTCGTGGTCGGGGTCGGGGTCTCGGTCATGGTCGGGGTCGGAGTGGCCGTATGACTGATTCGATATAGGACGAAAGGAATTTTATATGCGCCTTGATCCAATAATGTGCAGCATATTCATGGGCTTGCTTATGTTCTGGTCCGGGGTAGCCTGGCTTGTTCTAACCTTTTTCTGAGGTAAAACCATGCTTCATCATGACAAGGACGCGCGGGCGATCCTGGCGGAATTAGCCGAAGGGCTCTCGCGGGAGGCGTACATCGACCTGATATGGGCGCAGCGGTATCCGCAGCCCGTGCCTGCATCGTCTGGCGGCTGGCCGTACAAATCACAGGCCGGGGTCATCCAGACGTCTAAGCTGCGGAAGGTCAAATGAAGGCCGCAGACTTTCTAGGCCAGGTTGCCATGGTCGTGCGCGAGCGGGGCGAGCAATATGGTGACGCGCGAGTAAACATGGCTGAGATTGCTGCCCGCTGGGGCCGCGTTCTAGGCGTACCAGTGACCGCGCAACAGGTGCCGGTCATGATGATTGAATTGAAATTAAGCCGCCGGGACAAGGGCTTATCCCTTGACAGCGTAACCGACATTGCCGGATATGCCGCCTTGCTGGCGGAAATGATGACAGAATAAACGCGCCCCTGTTAATTCCTTTTCAGGTTAGCGCAGCCCCCCGGTATGCTTGGCGGTTTGCCGGGGGGCACCTATTTAGTCCGCCAATACCCAAATTCCTTTTCCTGCCTCGCGTATGCGCCCGCTATCCTGGAGGGTTCTTGTCGCCCGCAAGATGGATGTCCCGGCAGTTTCTTTGCTGACCTTAAACGCATGAGCCGCCCGCGCTCTCATTTCGCCGTCCGTGACGCGGGTGCTGGTGGCGAGCATGGACATAATCAGTGACTCATATTTGCTTTTGTTTTGGCTGCGAATGATGCTGGCAACGGGATCGTGGAATTCGGCCACCAAGCTCGATATTTCTTCGCCGTCCTCGTCATTGCCTAGGACATGGCGCTGCAGATCAAAGTAAAGCCCCTTTGTCAGCTCGCCGTCCTTTTGCTTGGTAACGTCGATCCTGGCGTTCATGCCTTCAGGATCCGAGCGGTAGCAACCGAGCATAAAATCTACGTTGGCCGTGATGGCGGACGAACCACGGGGCCGTTCGGTAGCATTGTGGCCCGTATGGTGAATGACGAGAATGGTGCAGTTAAACGCGGACCGTAATTCTGTGTTAATTGTGCGCAAGTAAGTAGAAATATCGCTAGAGCTGTTTTCATCGCCTGAAAATGTCTGTGACAAGGTGTCGATGATTACGAGAACAGGAATTTCTGGCAATTCCGCAATTGATTGGCGCAATGCTGCGATTTCATGTTTATCAGACAGCAGCAGAGGTGTGCGGCAATAGTACAAATTTTCGGGGACTTCGACGCCTTGATGCCATGCGTCAACGCGGCGAGAGACACCAGCGCCGCCTTCTGCCGCGATGTAATAAACGGGGCCTTTGACGGTCTTTTTTCCGGCCCAATCTTTGCCGTGAAGGATCGAGAGGGCTAAGTCGATGGCGATGAATGATTTGAACGTGCCGGAAGCGCCGAATAGCATCCCCATGGCGTCTTGCGGGATGATGTTTTTTACCAGCCATTTGATATTTTTAGTGGCTTCTTTGACCTGGGCGTGGGTTTCGGTCAAATTTCCGGCAATGATTGGCGCTGGTTCTTTGGGCGCGTACTTTTCAGCGCCTTGAACCATGCGGACAAGCTCGGTCCCGAAGCGGTCCCGCCAGCGTTCTAGCTCCGGGCCTTCCTCTTGTGGCTTAGAAGCAAGCATGACGGATCGCAGGAGATTGACGGTTGCGCCGGGCTTGAGGCCGCTTGCAACAAGGCTGGAGGACAGCTTCATCAGCGGGTCATGGTATGACCGCTGGCTCAGGTCTGGGTTAATTAGTGATTTGAAAAGCTCTACGGCGTCGCCCTTTGCGTCGGGCTTGGGCTTGGGGGTTTCGACGGATTTCTTGATGGCGTCCAGATCGAGGCCGAAAGTCGCCACGGCGTCGGCTAAGGAATAGACTTCATCTAGCTTGGCGAAGAGTACGCGGGTTGTGAAAATGCCTTCTTCGCGGGCCTTGGTATTGTTGCCGACAGGCAGGCGTCCATAGCGGACCAGGTTATTGCCGCTGCTGTCGGCTTTGATGTAGCCCGACGCGCCCATGGCGCGCAGCACGGCGTCAATTATTTGAGGGTTTTTGGTGTCCGGGTCTAAGGGGTCGAGAAGGACGCCGACTTGGTAATTTCTGGGAGATGTCTCAATGGCGTAGGAGTAGCCGCCGACTAAATCAGTCAGAACATCGGGTGAAATGTCATCGGCCAGCAAGACGGCGAGGCGGTAGAAGCAATCTTTCGACCGCCGCTTGTTGCCGTTGAAGGCATACATGACGGAGACACAATAATAGTTATTGTCCTCTCCGCGTTTGTTAATGACGACTTTTTGGCTTTCGCTGCCTGACCAGGACGTTCCTGCCCAGACTGTAGGCGGGGCTTGGCTAGGGTCACTGGCAAATGATGTTGTCCAGCCATATTCGTCCTTCAGCCTGCCGTAAACGGCAGACAGGAATTCACTATTCCGCATTGGATGCCCTATTCGATGACGATGCCGGAAATGTCTGCGAGGTTGATCTTAATATTTCGGCTTAGGGCGTGGTTTAGAAGCGTGATCCAATATTTCTGGGGGATTTGGCCGTTTGTACCGTCTTTGATTAACCAGCGGGAGACTGTTGAGGGCTGTATGCTGAGGATTTTGGCTGTGGGCGTAACGCCGCCAAGGCGGCGGACGATTGAATAGGCAGGTTCACACCGGCCTTTGATGTTTGCCATAACAAATCCCTATTAGTAGTGATTTGCCCAATATGCACATGGCGCAACATAGCGCAAGTGTGCTTTTCATAAAAAAACATCTTGCACTGTTCGCAAGCGGTCTATATGTCAATCGAACAGAAAGGACCGCCATGACAAGCAACACGGAAGCCGAGCTACAACACTTGGCAGCGCGCTGGGTGGAGCAGAAGAACATCGAGCGTACAGCAAGGGACGCCCGCGTCGAGATAGAAAAGCAAATTCTGGCTTTATCCCCCGCTAAAGATGAAGGGGCATATACCCGCTATTTGCATAATGGCGTTAAGCTGAAGGTCCAAGGCAAGCTATCTTACAAGGCCGACTTGGACAAGCTATTGAAAATGACGGCAGATTGGCCGTTGGAATACAAGCCTATTAAGACTGAAATTAGCGCGGACGAGGCGGTGCTGAAGCATATCAGGTCAAGCCGCCCTGATTTGTGGCGCGAACTGTCCGTTGCCGTGACCACTAAGCCCATGAAAACCAATGTGACCATAGAGGAAGAAGATGGCATTTGATCTTAAGAGCATCCGCAAGAATGACGCTATGGCCGCGCCCAGGATCATGGTGTACGGCGTTGAGGGTATAGGTAAATCAACCTTTGGTGCTGGTGCGCCAAATCCTATCTATATCTTGACTGAAGACGGCCTTGGTTCCCTGAACGTCAATCATTTTCCTCTGGCAACATCGTTTCAGGATGTGATGGACGCCATCGCCACGCTGTATAAGGAGAACCACGCGTTCGAAACTGTGGTGATTGACAGCCTTGATTGGCTGGAAGCAATCATTCAGCGTGAGATTGAGGCCAAGTATGACGCCAAGGATTTGGCGTATGGCAAGGGGTCATTGATTGCCGCCGAGCGTTGGCGGGAAATTTTGGATGGCCTGAATGCCCTGCGCAATGACAAGGGCATGGCGGTCATTCTGATTGCCCATACGACCATCAAGCGGTTTGATAGCCCTGAAGTTGAGCCTTATGACCGTTACCAGCCGAAGCTCCAGGAGCGGAGCAATGCTGTCGTGCGTGAATGGTGCGATGCCGTGCTATTTGCCAACTATAAGACCATCGTCAAGAAAGACGATGTGGGCTTTAACCAGACCAACAATCGCGGCATTTCGACGGGCGAGCGGTTGTTGTTTACCAGCGAGCGCCCCGCTTACATGGCGAAAAATCGCTACAACATGCCTGAAAGCATCCCGTTGTCGTGGGATGCGTTTGAACAAGCCATCAGCTAAGGAGAAAGACTAATGCCTGTTTTTGACTTTGACGTTTCTAGCTACGAAGCCCCCAAGCGCACCAGCTTTGAGCCACTGCCGCCTGGCGATTACAACGCCATGATTACCGACAGCCAGATGAAGATTACCAAGTCTGGCACAGGTGAATATCTTGAACTGACTATTCAGATCATTGACGGTGCACATTCCGGGCGGCGTTTGTGGGAGCGTCTCAACGTGGTCAATTCTAACAAGACGGCGGAAGAGATTGCGCGTTCGCAGCTTAACGGCATCAAGCTGGCTTGCAACATTGAGAGACTGGAGAGCAGCGAGCAGCTGCATGACATTCCTTTTGTGCTGTCGCTTGACATTGACCGCCGTGACCCGACCCGCAACAAGATTATGGGCTATACGTCCGCAACCAAGGCTTCGCGCCCTGCTGTGGCTGTTACGTCCGGCAAGAAGCCCTGGGAGCGTAAGTAATGCCCCCTCTGCCCGAATCAAAGCACACCACGGCTCGCAAGATTTTTGAGTGGTACGAAAGCAAAAAAGAAGACCGCCGCGAGCATCTTGGTGCGTCTTTGATCGGGCATCATTGCGATAGGTTTCTATGGCTGACATTCCGCTGGGCCGCGTCCCCTCAATTCGAGGGGCGCGTCCTGCGGTTGTTCAATACAGGAAAGCGGGAGGAGACGCGCGTCTATGAAGAATTACGAGCCATCGGGGTGGAATTACACACCGACGACAACGGACAGCAAATCAGTTGCCGCGACGACAGCGGCCATTTTGGCGGTAGCATTGACGGCATTGGCCTGGGGTTTCCTGAAGCGCCGAAAACGTGGGCAGTCCTAGAAATTAAGACCGTCAATGCTAAGGCATGGACGGCCCTGAAGGCGAAGGGCGTCCAGGCTGAAAAGCCCCAGCACTATGCCCAAATGCAGACGTATATGGGCCTAATGAAGATTGATCGCGCCATGTATATCAGCGTCAACAAGGATACGGACGATCTGCACACCGAATGGGTGCATTACAACAAGGAAACATTTGGCGATCTGTTGCACCGTGCCCAGCGCACGATTAGGCGCAGTCATCCGGCGGGCAAGATCAGCGAAGACCCGTCTAACTGGCAATGCAAGATGTGCGACATGTATAAGCTATGCCATCAGGGCGATCCTGCAGAGGCGAATTGCAGGACTTGCGTTCATGCCACGCCCGTCGATGGCGGCAAGTGGCATTGCCATGAGTACGACAAAGAATTGACGCTGGAGGCCCAGCGCAAGGGCTGTGATAGCCATATTTTCATCCCCGACTTGGTGGCTGGCAAGGCTATAGATGGGGAGCGTAATTTTGTTGAATATTTTGTCGAAAGCACAGGCGAGACATTTAAGAACGGCCCTGCCCATGTGACTAGCAAGGAAGTTGTCCGGCGTGGGCGCAAGAAGTCTGAGCGCAAGCAGGACGTTAGCAATTTAGAAGGTTTTAACGATCCAATTCCATTTGGTAATGACCCATGAAAAATGACCGTTATCATTCCAAAGCAGATGCTGCTGAACAGAATATTATTCTTGACATGCAACACAGGCATGATGATAGGATCTATATTTATCATAATGCAAAATCTGTTGAGTTGATCCAATATAACGCCCAGCGCGGCATGTCTCGAAATGCCATGCGCAGAATATGGTCTGATAGATTGTTGAACCTAGTTCTTGGACACGAGGAAGTGAAATGACCGACATGATTGAACGGGTGGCCGATGCCATTATGGACCAGCACGACACATTACATAGCACATTTCTAGATTCGGCCCGTGCCGCCATCCTCGCTATGCGCGACTGCACTCCAGCCATGCTGGACGCCGGATCAGCCGCGCACCCGGCCGGCGGGTACACGCGCTCAACGCTGCTAAATGACATTATCGAGGCCGAATGGCGGGCTATGGTTGACGCCGCGCTGGGAGAGAAGTGATGACCACCGATACTGCAGAAGGCGCAGGGAAGCGCGTTGAAGATGGCGGGCCTGCGTGTTCAAGGTGCGGGGCGCAGGCAACACACTACCAAGGCCACCAGCATTTGTGTCCAAAACATTATCGGTTTGGGCAAATGCGCGCGGGTGCCAAGCGGCACGGAAAAGCCGTCCCTTCGCATGAAGAACTTGAGCGCATGGCGGCCCATGGCATGTCTTGCTGGGATTGCAACAGGACAATGGTTTGGCTTTCGAAAGAAGACAAGAAATTGGTTTTATCGTTGCAGCACTACAGAGACGGAACGCTAGGATTTGTATGCCGATCCTGCAACACAAGACACGCTTTCGCCCCAGGTGATAGCTACAGAGAACAGCCCAAAGACCACAAGTTTTGCCCTAGTTGCAAAACGGTCAAGCCATTCTCGGAATACGATTGTGATCGAGGGCGTGGGTTGAACGGCAATAAAAGCTATTGCCGTGATTGCGCGCGAGTAACCCATTATCGATGGCAGGTTACTAACAGAGATTATTACAACGCTAAACAGCGCGAGGGCAGGGCCAAGAGAAAGGCCGACGCCATGCTCCGCGCCCGCTCAGAAGGGGGAAAGTGATGGTTCGCGCCGCCATATCCAAAGCAGAAGCCGTTGCGGCTGAGAAGTAAGGAGCGAAAAATGCAGCTACCAAAAATCAGCGGCATTAGCCGCGATGCTGAAAGCCCCGGCCAAGCGGCGCTGTTGATCTTCCCTGATCGCAAGTTGACCGATGATGAGGTTCGCTGGCTGCACGACTATCTGAACGACGCCGACTGCCGCAGCATCTTTGACGTGCGCCGCCGTCTGCGCGCCAGCGCAAATTAGGAGGGCAAAATGGCCGAAGAAAAGAAAGCCACTTTGACAATGAAGCTGCGGGCTGAGAGCGGCTATTCGTCCAACGAGCAGCATAAGGTCAGCGCCGAACAGTGGGCGGAAATTCAACACATCGTTGCTGATGGGCAGGAGCGCCAGAAGATGCGCGCCGCCATTGCATCCGCAACCTGAAAGCGAGCCCACGATGCGGAAATGCAGCCACCCGAAAAACCGCCTGCGCCTGGCCGGCGATGAAGTCCATTGCAAATGTGGGCGCGTGATCGTCGGCAAGGCTATCCCCGCCGAAGCCTTCAAGAACATGGCCGCGCTTTTCCAGTCCGGCTATCGCGGCCCGTTCAGCCTCGCCACCGGCAAATCCGTCACTCTCACAGCGAAATAATAGGAGCCCATGAAAGTCCATCTTGCATTCTCGGTTCCCAACGCCTTCGGCGGCTTTACCAGCGGCCATGTGTGCGGGCGTGAGCATTCGGACAATGACACTGAGAACAACGTCACCACGGAACACGCCGCCGTCACCTGCAAGCTTTGCCTGAAAGTGATCGCTGATCCGACGCACTGGCGTCACCGCAAATATGTGAAGGAAGCCGCCTGATGGGAATGCAGCTAGAGCAGACGCCAGCCATGGGCGAATACATTGCCGAGGTCCGCCGCGAGTCCTTCTATCTGCAAGGGACCGGGAAGCGGCACACCCTGACCCTCTATCCCGATGTGGACAACACCGACACAGGCGTTGTCGAAATTCTGATCGAGGACATTCCGAAAATCCGGGCCGCACTGGATGCGGTCGAGCAATACGTCAAGACCCGATAAGGAGCGGTTCATGGCCGTCAGCATGAGACAAGTGATGGACGCTAGGGAGGCCGGAGGGCGCGGCTATCTCTGGGGTCATCCGCGTGAAGGCGGGTACGGTCATATCGCCCTTGATGACGCCTATCGTGCCGGATGGGACAACGCGCAGAATAAAAAGCCCGGCGTTGAATTGCAGCGCCGTTTCCAGAAGCAAGATTGAAGGAGCCATCATGCCGACGCCTGCCGCATCCGAATTGACCGGCCCTGCCGCCTTCCAGCAAGCGCAGCGCAAGGCGCGCTTCGGCCATCGGGACTGGCTGTGCTGGCGCAACGCGGCAGGCGTCATCGCCGCTCCGAAGACCCGCGAGAACGTGAAGCGGATGCTGCTGGACAGTGGCACGAAGGGGAATTGGTCCCTGATTTGCGCCGACAATGGCGTGCCGATGCGTGGGTTTTGGTGGCTGGGGATCAACCTGATCCGCCAGTGCGAACGTGGAATGTGAAGGAGGGCTTAGACATGGCCGACAACTATCTGATCTGGTCGAACCAGCACCGCGCATGGTGGGGGCCTAATGGCTGCGGCTACACCACCGACCACGCCGGGGCAGGTCGCTACTCGCGAGAGGATGCGATCTTCCACAGCGCAAGCGCGCCACATGCGAAGGGCGCCCCGGAAGAAGTGCCGGTTCGCGAAGCCGACTTGCTCAAGTGCCACGAAGTATGGGCCACCACATTCAGCCCAGCGGCCCGCGCCGCTGCGGTCAATCGCTAGAAAGCGAGCGTTCGATATGGCCGAAATGATTTATTGCGCCCGCTGCCTGAAACGCCATGAAGACGGGCTGTACCATGACAAGGACGGCAATCTTGAGCCGCCTCGGTTCGTGCGCCTTTCCGATGACGACATTGCGCGGTTCGACAAGGCGCTGATCGCCAGCAGCACACACCTTTACGATTTGAAAGTCTGAGGAGCGCCAGTCATGGACCGAAACAGCGTCATAGAGGAATGCGCCGCCAAGCTGGACGAGATGGAAGCGAAGGCGCGAGAGGAACAGAACGATGACAAAGAGACATACGAAAGCCTCTACCGCGCGCTGGCCTTTCATTTCGCAGCCCGCGTTCTTCGCGCCATGAAATCTTAAGGAGCGCTAGGAATGGAAATCATCTACGGTCTTTCGGCACTGTGGGCGGCGGGATGCGTCATCGCCCCGTTGGTCGGCACCTATTACCTCTGGCAAGACGATGGTCGCTGGATGGCTGCGCTGTTTTTCGCCATCGGTTTGCCGGTTGGTGCCGTGCTGGCCGTCCTGCCGTGGTGGGCAATCGCGGGCACAAAATCTCCTGACCTAGCGACCCTGAAAAAAGGGCAATGGGCCTGCACCGCCTCGCGTCTCGAAACCACGATGATGCCGGTCAGCACCGGCAAGACAACCATGCTGGTGCCGACGACGTATAGCGTCTGCGTCACCTATTCCAAGCTGCGATAGGGGAGGGGCAAGAATGGCTGACTGGCAACCAATCGAAACAGCGCCCAAGGACGGAACGCCGATCATCGGCGGCTTCTTTAACATGCCGTGGGCCAACAGCCACCAGAACGGCGATATTGTCCGTTGCTGGTGGCAGCCTGAGTTCGCCGCCTTCATTTCCTCATGTCGGGAAATGTCGTTAGCCGCTGGCTACACCTTCGAGAACGGCGCGACGCGCCAACTTCATTCGCCCGAGATCGAGAACGTCACCCACTGGATGCCGCAGCCTGCGGCACCGAAATAAGCGAGCCTGAAATGCTGATGCAGCATGAGATTGTCAAAGACCGATACGGGCGCGTCCGCTTTTGGCCCACGCTGTTCCGTTACTGGCTTCGGTTTCTTCCCTTTTGGATGATTGCAGCACTGATCGGCTGCGCCATTTACATGCTCGCGCGATAAGGAGCCTCCATTGAGCGACGAA